AGGAGAGATTCGATAATTATAGTCTATATTGTTTTGTGCTACAATAACATATCCTTTACTCATTATTAATAATTCTCTCTAAACTAAATTTATTCATTACGTGTACATCTAATCCGGTAGTACTCAATAAAGTATACTGACCGTCAAATTGTTTCTTATGTACTAAGAATGTCATATTATTATCTTTAACATTCCACAATATATCTTTATCAATTGTATAGTAATGTTTACCTGGAAGCTGTATAGACACTTGATTATTACTAGTAAACCCATTCATAATATGTAATGCAATACTAAATGCAAAATCATTTCTAAATAAAGTTGAATTTATGTCATACATGTTTTGATAGTATTTCCAATTTTCTTCTATGTGATCAATAAGATTAAAGTAGATGTCGTTCTTTTTAGACTTTTTAAAGTACACTACAGTGGCCCAATAAAAGTCAACACTTTTATCACTTATATACTCAAACTCACTAACATCTCTTACATTAGAAATATCGTAGCTATCTTTATACATCATTAAATCTGATGACATACTAAAACAGTTGTTAAGAATATCACTAGAAACTAGATAGTCAGTATCCATTAATATAGTTTGATCATATGGTGTATTATAGTAAGCAACAGTTCGACTATGATTTTTAAACATTAATATCTTATGCGCCATTGCGCCATCATAATATATTTTATTGTTATTAGATACTTTATAATCAGTAGAAATTATTTTATCAAATACATTATTTGATGTTTCTACTGCATAATCGTGACTATCTGTTATCAGTGTCACTGGTAGTTTTAGATATTTTCCTATGCGTTTTGCGCAATATATTGCTTGTTTGACATAATCAACAGCACCGTTATTATTTGCAATTAATACTACTCCGTTAGTCATTGTTTACTAAAGATCCAATATCTCTATTTTTTGCCAGTTCGGTATATTTTTGATGATAGTTGTTTGCTGTTTCAAAATATTTTGAAAGTACTTGTTCTAAAAATAATTCTAGATCATCGATTTGAATCGGTATATCATTGTCGTCGACTAGAATAATATTTTCAATATTGCCCTTTTCAACAAGTAACGTTACAAATGTAATAAGTTCTTTTGTGATAGTAAATTGTCCACCTTGCACAAAATATAATAACGACTGGAAATAGGTTTCCTTAATCATTCTTTTTTGATTGTTAATTGTTGTAATATAGTTTGAAAACTCAAGTGCTTGTGATAATCGCTCGTCCATAGAATACTCCTAGTTTAACTTATTATAACATAAAATTAAGAGTGTGTCAAGTACCTGATGATAAATTTGTTATTACAGCATACGTCGGTTCGTCTACTTTTACTGTGTCGTATGCTACGCTATCAATAGTAACTGTACCCCAGGGTTTAACAGCTTCGACTTGGCTTGTTAATGTACCTGTAACTGGTTCATCAACATCTGGAAATCCATCATTTGCATCAGCCGGTGTTAGTGCAGAGTTATTTACATCGTCATATGTAATTCTAAAATCTAAACGAGAATCGCTTACTTCTTTTACCTCAACTGTGTAAATGTTTGGTGTATAAGCTACAGGACTACGAGATAAAATTATCTGATATGAGCTTGTTAAACCGTTATAATTTCCTAACGAACTTGATACTGTTTTATTTGCGCCGTCGAGTGTATAAGTTTCATCGTGACTAAAATTTAATGTTCCATAATCAAGTGCATTTGCCCAGTCTGTGCCTTTTGCCGTTGAATTACCTGCTAGATCAGTGTATAAACGGATTAACCCGCCTGCATTAAAATAATGTCGCCTGTGTTCTGCGCTTGCCCAAGTTAGACTAAATTCATGCACTACCTTTACGTTCCACCCTGTAGTGCGTTGATTAGCATCATAGGCAACTTCCTCTACTTGAGAAGTATGAACAACAAATTTATCCGTTTCTATAGTAGTAATGAGAGATTGTAAATTAGTATAATAAAGATGCTCTACTAAATCTGTATCAGTAGTGTTTGTTACATAGTCACCTGTAACAAAGTCTTCTATTGTAAAATTTGCTGCGCCTATTTGGTGTACTCTTGCTCTAACTACATCAATATAAAGATCCTCGTACTGCTGTGCTGTAATCAATGTTGATTGCGGAGCAGTTGGTTCGTGTGTGTCACTATTACTACTTTGCCCCCAACCTGTTTGGGGTGATCCGGCGAGGCTGGTTGTTAATATAGCAGATATTTGATCTTGTAAACTGTTATAATTAGCAGCAGTAATTTTTATTGTTGTGGGCATTTACACTCCCTCATATAGTTCAGTAACTATTTCATATAGTGGTGGCGGTACTTCTACATTAAATATATTATCTTCTGCGTCATCAAAAACACCCTTAGCTCTAAAATGTCCGATTGTCGCTGACATGTCACCTACAACTAGATCATCAATTTCGCCTGAGCTATCTGCATCATCAAACTCGTATTTAAATTCAATAATTCTATCGCTAAGTAATTTTGCACTTATTGTAAAAGTGTTTGCTGCATAAATTCCTCCAAGGGTAATACCTGAGCTTGATTTAGAAAATAATAATTGGTAATCTAATAAAGTTAAATCATTGTTTCCTACAGGATAAACTATTCCTTGTGCAGTTCCTATCGTTTCATTATATCCAAATTTAATAATGCCTGAAGAATTTAATAAATTAGTCCAATCAGCAGCTTTTGCTCCTTCAGGTAGATTTAGATCTGCTTCCATTCGTATTTCGCCGCCACTGTTAAAAAATGCACGTCGATGATCAAAATCGTCAAATACAGCCTTTACAACAAATTCAATCTTTGTATTCCAGCCGTCAGTTCGTTGAGACATCGAAGGTTGTCCTGTGTTAATTAATTCACCAGTTTCTGCTACACCTTGTGTAGAATGACACACAAATTTATCAACTTCAATATTATCCATTAGTAATTCAAAGTCTGCAAAACCTTTTGCAAACCCTTCTGGGTCAATTGTTTCAATTCCAGCATTGTCTACAAAGAAACTTTCTCCATCTGCAATAATATTACTATCTTTTATTATGCGAGTGTTTTTAATAATGTCAGTTATTTCATTATTATCTAAACCAATTTGATGGATTCGAGCTCTTAACAAATCAATATATAGCTCATTTATATCAGCTGCCGTTGCAATGTTCCTATTACTTAGAGGATCTGTTGATACTTGTGAGCTAGTTTCTGCTGGTCCATAATTTCCTGTTGATTCGCTATAACCTTGTTTATAACCAAAGTCTCCGCCACCAAAACCTAAAATTCTTGTGATACGTGTCTGAAGGTTATTAAACCGGTCTGCTGTAACTGTATCACCTATGGCCATTTACTATCCTAAAAAGTTGTTATATTTTCATAATATGGAGCAGGAACCTCCACGTTTAAGTATATATCATTTTCGGAAGCAAAAGTACCTTTAGAACGGTAGTGATTTACAAAACTACGCATTGTTCCTTGCACATACTGGAAAGAATCAGCAGATACATCGTCATACACCATTCTAAATTGTATTTCTGATGCATTAATTTCTTTTGCACTTATTGTAAAATTATTACCTATGTATCTGCCTTCATCGTATTCGCCACGACTTTGTTTTACAAACAAAGGCCCAGTAAGGTTTGTTCCAGTGTACACATCGTATTGATTTGAAAGTTGATAATTTCCAATTCCTGATAGTATTGTTGGCGGTGATGTAGTGTCAGTGCTTGTAGATTCACAATAATTATAGCCAAACTTAATTGTTCCGGCTAATGATAATGTTTGTGCCCAATCTAAAGATTTATTACCAGCGGGGTTATTTAATAATGCACTTATTTGTAATTGGCCGCCACTATTAAAAAAGTGTCTACGGTGGTTTGCATTCCTAAAACGTACTCTTACTTCATGTGTTAATTTAAAATCCCAAGGTCTTACTCTAAAGAAGCTTTCGCCTGTTTCTTCTACTGCCATTGAATCGTGAACAAGAAATTTATCTCGTTCAACAAGACTCATCATACGTTCAAAGTCACGCATACCTAATAATTCGCCGTCTGGATCTTCAGATTCAACAGCTAGGTCTGAAAAGAAATTACTAGTTTCATCCGCTATAAGATTTAGATTAGGTTTTAGTCTAGCATTACGAACTGTGTTTGTAATTTCTTCATTTTCGTATCCAATTTGGTGGATTCTCGCTCGTAATATATCAGTATAAAGCTCATTAATATTTTCAGCAGTAGCAATATTTCTGTTACTTTCGTTTAATATCGAAACTTCACTGCTTGATACACGCCCGCCATATCCTGATATGCCTTGGCCGTACCCTGACTGGGCATTACCGCTGCCCAGTATAGATGATAATCTTTTTTGTAAAAGGTTAAACCTTGATGCTGTAATTATATCAGCAGCCATTTATTTTTCCTTATACTTTAAGAACGCACTCTACTAGTTTTTCATTTTCATCTAAGTTTGTTTCTAGTGCTACGCCAACTAGTGCAGTAGTTTCGATAGTGCGACATACACCTTCGTTCCATGCATACACTGCTTGGCCTTTTTTGACTGGGCCATTTACTCTTACAGGCAAACGTCCTTTAAGTCCAATGTACTGTCCTTCAGCTTCGCAATTCATCATTAATGCAGGATCTGTTGATACTACACCAATGCAAAGATTACTTGCTCTTGCTGGCATTACTTCATACTCATCTTTAATTGAAACTGCAACTGCTGTTCCTGCTGGTAGTTCTGTTTCTGTTGTATATTTTTCTGCAAGGTCAGCATAACGAGCTTGTGTTGCTGTACCAGTAATAACATTTGCTGCCATATTACCTGCACTATCTCTTGATACAATCTTGTTTGCTGTAGCAGCAATCGAAGCTGACTGATAAGGCACTGTAGCATTATCGTCTACTGCTAATAATGCAGATTGATCTGCTTCGCCTTTGAATGCAGTAGCATGTACTTCGCTAAATTTATAACTTGCATTACCCAGTGTAATGTTGTTGTTTGTAAATGGAGCTAGTTCATTATGTTTTACAACAATTGATGTTGTTCCTGTGCCGCTTTCATTAGTTGCTTTAAATCTAATTTCACTACTGTTACCAGTTTGATTTTCAATTACTGCTTTATCGCCGTTTTCGATTGAAAGTTTTAAATCTAATTCATTACCAACTGTTAGCCCTGTGTCACTAAATGTCACTGTGTTTGAAAAACTAGGTGCTGCTGTAGTTACATAATTAGCAGCGTCAATTCCGCCTAATTTTGCAGCATTAGATGCTGTTCCGTGATATTGAAATACTCTTTCTGCAACTTCAGCACTGTTAGTAACACCGTTATCAGCGTTCATAGTCCATTTCATTGTTAAGCCTTTGCGGATTCTATCAAATCCTTCTATTGGATTAACTGCATTTAACGAAAATTCATTAGAGCTAATAATGTATACAACAGTATCATCGATAATTGCTTGAATAATACTTCTTGATGTACCAGTAGTATCTTGCACTTCGGCACTAACCATATTTGTAACACCCGAACCAGCAACCTGTGGTCCTACAAGTACAAAGTCACCAGCAGCGTTTAGCACATATAGCTGTTGTGTACTGTTGTTCCACCAAAAGTCGCCCTCTGATAAACCGTTTGGTGTAACTGCATTAACTTCTGAACCACCTGTAGCTTTCCAGTACCCTACTCCTGGAGATGCATTATCTGCTGCAACAAAATATTTAATTTTGTTTTGCGCTGTGTCGAACCAAATCTGTCCTCTAATAGCTCTTGTAGGTGCATTGCCGCCTGCAAAGTTTTCAAGCAAGAAAAGTAAATTTTCGTTTTGAATTTCGCCGTAGCCTGCATAGTTTTTACCTATGAGTTTAAGGTTAGTTGTTTGATCTAACGTGCCGTCCTCTACAATCGTTAGTTGTGAGTTATCAAATCTATCTATCTGGTATGCCATACTGGTTGTTCCTCTGGTTTATTATATATATTTATCTATTAATACTGTGTTGTCTGTTGGTGAATCCACGTTGGGTTTGTTAAACCTGTGTTTACATCAAAATAATCTTCAATTTCATACTCTAACAATTGTCTATTCGGTGAAGCAAACTGAATATTACTAAACGCAATATCTCGCACAACTGGCTGGTTTTGTGTGCCGCCAGCGTCAACAGCAACGGTTGTAACATTTTTAGCGCCTTCAATATTAATAAAAACACTAGAATAACTATATGTATGAATGTTTGCTACTTTGCCGATATTACGTGTTTCTGCAGGAAATAAATCTTGAATATAACCTGCTAGTGTAGTTAAATATTGCGCATCGGTATCCAAGCCAGTAACGTCAAATGTAAGTGTAAGAGGCGCTGTTAGAAATGAACTATCAACATATATCTTGTTTGCTGCATCTGTGTTTAGCTCAGGTGGTAATAAGTTTCTAATTTTTCTTTGTTGTACTAAATTAATATCGCCGCCGGCACTAATGTTAATCTCACTCTGAGAGTTAATATTTAAGACAGTTGTCGACGTAAATGTATTACCGTCCATGTTTAAATTATCAACGTTGAGACTAACTAGAGTTCCTACTCTAACAAGATCATCAGCAAATGTAATATTTTGCAAACTTTCGCCTGCGATTTTAGTAACCCCAGCAATTGTTAATTCGCCATCTTCCTCTAAAATATCAATATTTTTATTAAATGTCCAGCTGTTAGTAGCTTGGCGCCAGACCATAGTCTTATCGCCTTGATTTGATCTTAGTTCAATACCACCGCCGTCAGCAATAGTGTCATCGCCAGCTAAGCCTTCAGCTGTAACAGCAAGTTTAATTGATTTGTCCAAAACTTGTAATGACGTAACTTCAACGCTCAACTGTTCACCTTCAACTGTTAGGTTACCTGTAATTCGACAATCGCCTTCTAAGTCTAGAGTATATTGCGGCAATCTACCAACATTAAATATACCTATTCTACCTTCACTAGCATCAACTCTAATAGCATCAACAATTTGTCCTTGGTTAGCGCCTGAGCGCACACGCAATCTTAAATCACTTGCTGTAAGACTATTTTCAATAAAAAAGTCATTACCCTGGGGACGCATATTTACAAAGGCGTTATCCGGAGTAGAAAACTGTAAGCCTTGTGTGTTTCTTATATCTATGCTACCAAGTGTTAAGCTATCTTGATCGGATCTTAAGAACTGATCAGCTGTAAGAAAGCTCCCATCTGACGTTTTAATTTTACTTGTACTTTCAGCAACACCGATGAACTGAAAGTTTTCTTTTTCATAAACATTAAATCCTTGGAATATAATACCGTTAGGATTGTTATCGTTTACTAGCTGTGCAACTTGATCTTGTAGTGTTGGAATAAATTCTGAATTACTAAACAGACCTACTTCACTGTTTGCAATAAATAATTTTATCACAGCAACATTTGAACCTGTTGTACTTCTAATATTTTCTACAAATAATCCGCTCTTACCTTGACTAGTTGTATATCCAGGGCCGATTAATAAAGGATCACCAGTGCCATCAAAAAAGTATAGCTGGTCGTTTCTATTGTCAAACCAAAAATCACCTTCTGTTAAATCTTCAGGCTGCGTTGCCTGTACAAACGGCTCGCCTGTTGATTTCCACTGTGTGCCTGTATATAATTTTAATTTTTCGTTAGATGTATCCCACCATAACTGTCCTGTCAACGGATTACTAGGAGCAGCAGTGTTAGAAAAGTTTTCAAGCAATTTAATAAAGTTTTCATTAAAAACTTCACCGTAGCCTCTGTATCCTCTCCCAACTAAGGTTAAGTTAGTGCTGTTACTATCAATTTTTCCGTCTATTAGATCTACTAATATTGTGCCGTCTGTTTTGTTTAGTTGATAGCTCATTCTGAAACTTCTCCGTAGTATATAATATAGTTCAATGATAGGTATGGGTTCATTACATTAAGTGGAACGCTAAGTCCTGCAGATGTGTTTACACCACCGGAGTTTAAAATACCTTGAAACCCTGATGTGCCTGATTCAATCGGCAACTCTACAGTATTAGGATTATTAGTTAATTCTCCTGGATTGTCAGGATCTTCACCTCGTTGTGAAATAGCATAGTATTGATTAGCAGAATTAGTTAACTTATGATCGTGATCAGGTAAGTTTTTAACCCCAATTTCAGCAGCTTGATTACCTAAGCTTGCTCCAACTTTATCTGCGCCAATACCAGTAAATGCAGTACCTTGAATACTAAATGTATTTACACCGTTAGCTAAAACACTTTCTACAGTAATTACTAAGTCGTGCGCAGGTGATGCTCCGCCAAAGATAATACCAGAAATTGATATTCTATCATCTATTTCATATCCATCGCCTGGATTTGTAACTTGTACTGTATATATTCCGTTATTTGTCTGGACTGAGAAAACTGCATTAGAACCAGTACCTTGTATATTAATGCCTTGTAAGTTAGTAAAGCTTTGTACAGAACTTGTAACTCTGTTAGCAGGTGTTCCGCCCATATTATCTACACCCAAAGGCATACGTCCACGCATGTCTGGTAGTGCAAATGTTGCTGCGCCGCCGTCACCTAGTAAGGTCGGATCTAAAAAGTTATGACCAATTACAGCCCATAAACTAGCATATGCTGATTTATTGACAATCTCTCCGTTACAGATTAACCATCCTTCAGGAGCAGTATTGCCGCCAAACGGTAGTATTGATCCTACAGGTGTAATAGGTACTGTTTTTATAAAGTCATTTTTTGTAACTCTACGTACACCAGTATTACCTGACGTTACGTTTACTAATAATTCATCTGTTCCGGCAACGTTTGCAATTGCATCTCTACTTGAAATAAATGTGTTTTTAATAGATATGTTAAAAGTTTTTTCTTCACCAGTACTTCCGTCAAAGTCAAAGCTTGGTGCTTCTACATCTCCAGATACACTAAACGTAGTGGCATTAGCAAGTTTATTTGCTTTGTCAGCTGTGCCGTTCACTGTGCCTGTGATATCACCTTCTAGTGATCCTTTAAATTTTAAAGCATGTACTGTATCAAACATTTGTGTGTCGGACCCAATGTTAAGCGACTCGGATGTAGATGGTAAAATATTACTAGCTACTGTTGTAACTCCTGTAATAGAAACGTCATTACCTACATTTAAGTTTTCAGCAATGCCTACTCCGCCTGCTGTAACAATAGAACCTGAATTAATATCTGTACTAGATGATGTATTTTCAATAACTATTACGCCACTTGTTGGATCATCTGGAATCGGTGTGACTTTAACATTACCAACGACATGTAATGCTTCATCCGGAGAAGTATTGTTTACTCCGAATGTTCCGTTACTTGCCACTGTTAATACATCATTAAATTTGTCGCCGTCTCTTAAAGAAAAATTAATGTTAGATGCATTTTTACTAGCAATAAACTGTATACTGTCTGTCTCGCCTGCCAATACTTTAATGTTTAAATGATCTTCAGATCCAATCTTAACACCATCATTTGTTTTTACTCTTAGCTGCTGTTCCATAGTTCCAGCAGCGTCAGTTCTAATAAAGTTTTCAGCTGGGACATTTTGTGAGCCAGTTGCAGTTGTAACTACTAAAGATTTTGCTTTTTCAGCTACGCCTTGAAATTTAATCGGATTGTTTTCTTCGAACGGAGTTTCGTCTCTTATGTTAAGACCTTTTGATATTGCACTAAACCCGTCAATTTTAGCCTTTGGTATAAAATTCTCTGAGCTAAGGATAGCATAAGGAACGCCTTCGACAAATAGAGTAAATATTTCTATAGTTTCTTCTGTAGTAGAAATTATTTCTTCTTTTCTTCCGCCAGTTAGTAGTCCTAGTGATGTTTCTGGTCCAATTAGTACCCATGCTGCACCTGTATAAACAAACAACTGTTGGTTAGTTGTATCGACCCATAAGTCGCCTGCTGTCGACTGTGACGCAGTTGGTCTTGCAGATGATTTAGTAAATCCACTTGCTGTTTTCCACTGTGTGCTATCATAAATTTTTAACTGGCTTTCTGATCCGCCTGTATCGTACCATAGTTGTCCTTCGACTGGAGTAGTTGGTTCGTTAGGTGATGCAAAGTTTTCAAGCAAATGTAAAAAATTCTCTGCAACTGCTTTACCGTATCCAGTAGCTCGTTTGCCTGGAAGTTGCATACTAGTTTCAGTGTTAATTAAGTTATCTTCAACTAGTATAACACCTTTATTAGCTTCATCACTATATCGTACTTCATATGGCATTATGCATTACCTCCTGAAAGACTCTGAATTCTTACCGTATAATCAATTTGGATTAGTCTATTAAGTGACTTTTGAATAGGATGGAAAATTACGTGTGTAATTAATCTACCTAGTGCATCTGCCTCTGCTGATTTACTTCTCAATCCAAGTTCGTCAAACACAAAATTGCCATCCATGTCAGTGGCATTATCAAATGCATCTTGACCGTTTGGTTCACTATAATCCAATAAACAACTTACTAGCACATCAGTATAGTTTGTGCCGCTTACGTGTCTTGTTTCAAGATAATTGTTGTTTGGGTTTTTATTTAAAAGTCCGTCATCTACAACTACCTTTGAATAAGTTTGATTATATAAACTTGCATTAGCACCTGTTGAATTTGGTGTTAAATAAGCAATAATACCTGTTGGGTCAACGCTTGTACCACCATTACCGAAGCTCATTTCGTATATAAAACCTTGGCTCATATTTGCAATACTTTCTGCCAACGCTAAACTCATGTTTTCGTAGTGTATAGCATTTCTTTTTTGTACAAAGATCTCGCCATTCGAAGGGTCATATATCTTAATATGACCTTGCACCGAAACTCCGTTTAATTCGTTTATACTATCCATTATTTTTGTTTCCTATACTGTATTTATTAGTTTCCTGCTCTAAGGAAAAATCCGATACTTGTTTCAGTTTCGGTTATTGACTCGCCTAAACGTTGCCAAATATTACCTTTTTTCCTTACAATCACTATATTCTTTTGTTCAATATTTAATATTGCTGGGCTTTGTATTACTATTCTTGCATTCTGTTGATTGTTATAATATTCTATTACGTAATCTGCAGGAACAATTGAGTCTGCTTCAGGTGAATCAAGTCCAACTGTTGCATCAAACTTAGCAAATGGTTTTCCATTTAGTCTAAGACCGTTTACAAATACTTCAAATTCGTCTGTTGACAAAGGTAAGAAGTTTAAGTTTACTATACTTACATTAGTAGCTGTTTGACTTTGTGTAGTGTCTACGTAAGGTACGTACTTACTAATATCAGCTAAAAATACTTGCTCTCCTTTTGGATGTATATTTGCAACACCTGTGCCCAACGTGCCGCGACGTAGTTGTTTTAACACATTTCCATCTTTTACAAGATATTCAATACGCTCTTTATTAATCATAAGCACACCTGGAATATTTTTTGTTCTGTTTGGTTCAATTAAATTTGTTCCATCTTCGACTTCAATACTTAGGCTTAACTGTGTAATTGGTTTTGCAAGTTTAGTCGGTGGTGTGTCAATGCGGCTATAGATTGTTCTGTTAAGAATATCTTTAAATATTCTGTAACGTACTAACGACGAGTCATCGCCTAATGTACTAACTTGGATATCTAATGTATCTTGCACTTGTCCTGGAACTAGTTCTTCAACACTTTTACTTGTAGTAGGAGTAACAAAGCTATCACCATCTACAATAATTTCTTCAGCAGTAATACCTTTAGCATTAGAATAATTCATATTGCCGCCGTCGAGATCTAGATCATAAGTTCTTGCATCATAAAGTATACTACCGTCACTTGTAGTTTTTCTTACTATGAATGCTACTCTTGATTCATTAGCACCTAATACCGTCGTTGCTTGTAGATCTTCTAAGTGTAAAATTTGAGTGCTTCCGTCACCAACTAACGTAAGACATGTTGCATCAAGATTAGTTTGCTGTGGCGTGTCGAAGTTTGGATCATCTAGTCTTCTATTTGTTACAACATTACCGTTTACGTCATAACCTACTCTGTAAACATTATAAGCAACATTATCTTCTAATGGTTTATTTAAAACAATTGCACTAGAATCATCCATATAGACAATTTCATCTTCTTGTGTATTTTCAATTTCGTCCCAAATATCGTTAAACCATCCCTTGGTATCCCAACCAAAGTTTGTATCAAATTCAAAGCTCTTAACTTCAACTCCGCCGTAATCAACACCGTCCATAAGTTGTGCAATATCATTACCAAATGCATTTGCATCTGGTGTATATGCAACTTTTATTCTATCAACTGCATTTAACATATTAATATTTTTAGTATAGTTAATTTCAATTAACGCATTATTTGCTGGTGCTACATCAAACACAATTTGACCTACATATCTAGTATAACTTCGTGTTGTATCTTTAATATTATATACATTAAACTGACTTGCTAGTACTTCTTGATTGTTAACTAAAATACTAATTGTATTTTGATCTAAGTTAGCTGGAAAAATTAAGTCAAAAGTAGTTTTACTTCCTGTGCCTGTAAATGTTTCAATTTTTCTCATATCTTCTGCACTTAACAATGGTGTAACACTATTTCTGTCAAACTTAATTGTAGTATTTGCAGTTCTTGCCAACATATCTCCTAGGACAGCAATAGCTGTTGCAGGCGTACCTGCACTATTAGGTGGTGGAGTAATTTTCACTGTTGGTGTTTGGGTATATCCTTTGCCTTTATTTGTGATTACAATATTAGTTATTGTTCCGTAGCCTACATATGCTTGTGCTGTTGCGCCTGTGCCGTTACCGATAATTTCAACTTTTGGCGCAATAGTATATTCAGTCCCTGGATTACTAATAGTAATTTCAGTAATACTTGCTCCGATATTATCTAGCCAATTTTTTCTAGGATATTCGTTTACTAAATCGTTATCAACAACTGCTACTCCATTTTTTAGTTGTACACTTATTGGTGTAACTTTACCAGTATCTACATTGTAATATACTGGTAAATCAAAGTCTGATACTGACGTACTAGCGGTTTCAATTTTTTGGAAATTACTCACAAACTCTCTTATATTAGTTTTGTAAGGTTTTACTTCCTCGATATATCTTTTATAGTTTTCTAAATTATCTATATTGTAGGTTAGATCTTGATCTAAATTTCCTGCTAGATGCTTGACCTTAATAAAGCTAGTTTTGAAGAACCAATCTGGATTTTGCTCAGTAAGAATATATCTTAATGTTGCAATGAATAGTTGATTATATTCAATACGCAAATCTTTAATTAGTAATGCATCGCGGATAGTTTCTAATATTACTCTTAATTCAAATCTAGGATCGATATCAAACAAGAACGAATCAAAACTCTTATTATCAAATCCAGAGTTTGAAGTTTCGTTTCTATACAGATTATCTTTAAATTGTATTGTGCCGTTTTCTCTACCAACAGTTTTATAATCGTTTTCAGTATTAGTGTTTACTTTTTCAAGCAATGACCAACCACCTGTGCCGACTGAGTTAACTTTTATAATATCCCCTAGTTGATCGTCAATAAATGATAATTCGTATGTACTATTAATTGTATAATCAGGATTAGTTAATACACTGTATTCTGTATCGTACCAGTCAATATAAGACCAGTATTTTGTTATATCATAACTTTGTACTTTGATTCTATTCCATTTTAATTGTTCATTGTCGTAAGCATAAATGCTCCATTTATTATCAACTTCTGAGTCAGATTCTACAAGCACACTGTGTCTTCTAACATCAATTTGTGTTGTATTGGCATAATTCTTGCCGCCGTAAATTACTTGAACTGTTGTAATTTGTCCTAGATTATTTAATCCAATATCAAATCTAGCATCTTCACCAAAGCCATTTATTTTATAAGAAGGTGCAGTTTTATATCCTCTACCCGGATCTATAATTTTAACTTTGGTAATTTTTCCGTTTATAATAATAGGTTCTAGTTTTGCTTGTTTTACTTTTGTTCCTACTAGCGATAGTTGATCTAACGAATCAATTTTAACGTCATATACTCCT